TCAATTCCGATTAATTCATGTGTTTGATTAGTAAAATAATCACTTCTATGTTTTTTAACCCAATCTAATATAGCAATGCCATCTTCATAAAATTCTTGCAATTCTTGTGGATTAGAAAAATGCACACCTTTTAAATCTGATACACTTAACATGTAATTTTGTATAATTTGCTCTTGTAAGCACTCAGCTAAATTAATTTGATCAGCTTCTTTAATTGATTTACTAAACATTGTATGTAAATAGTATTGCAATGTTTCGTGAAAAGCAGTACCAAAAACTGTATGTATCGACGGGCCTCCGAATTTATGTTTATCAATATAAGTTAATTTCCATTTTTGTGGACATACAGACCACATAGCAAATTGCGAATATGATATAGTTTTATGAGCTGGATTTTTTTCTGGAGCTACAGTTCTAAATAATTGACCTAATGAAGATATTGCCATAACATTTCTTATTTGTTATATAATTTAAGAAATTCATTTGAATTAAACAAATAAATTTTTAATTAATTATGCTTAGGCGACGAAAACTTGAAAAGGGTATCTCCTATATGATATGGGATTGAAGAATAAAAATAAAGGCCGCATTCTGTTACATATGCAGTAACTGAATCGTTTTCCTCATGAATATCCGTAACGTAACAATTAAATTGGCAATCTGTTGAAATAAATTTATTATATTTAATTACATATGGTGGATAAATCTTAACTACACTTGAATCTGAATTAATATAAAATGCGGTATCTTCTTTAAAAGATATACTGTTGGTATACCAAACAGCTGGATACTGTATTGTATCTATTGTTACAGTTCCTCTGATTGTATATGGATAGTCTGAATTACATGATATGCAAATACAAGCTAATACGATGAATGTTAGTAATAGTTTCATTATTTTTCATTTTTAAGTAATCGATCTATTTCTTTAGACGTTTTACCATATTTTTTTATTATTTCCTTTAACGTATCTATACTTGTTTCGAAATATAGATCTAGATATTCCATTGCCTCTCGCTCGCTAATTAAGTGGTGCTTTGACAGTAATTCCACCAAGTCTGAATTGTATTTGCCAGCTTTTTTTCCTTTAATATATTTGTTGAATTGTTTTTGTTTAGGCAGTATATCAAAATATAATTTATAAGTTTCTGCTGAAGATATTTGTCCTATAGTGTATTTTTGCAATTCATTAACCGTTTCAATAAAATCCATGTTCATACTTAACCATCGATTAACAAGATACACTGAAAATGATTTACGGTCTAATACTGATAGTTTACTCCATGGAGTTTTTTTGTCAGTAACTCCTGAGATATGATCAAAAATTGTTGCCGTTTTCTTTTCAGACATTTAAATCAAGTGCTTTAGGAACAGCTCCGCATTTTGTACAGAAAAATACTTGCACTGGAATTATTTGATCAGCTTGTGTGCCTGCTAATAATTTAGGAACTTTTCTAAATTTCATAGCTGATAAAAACATATCATTTCCACATTCTACATCGTCGCATATGAGTGGCACTGTTTTTGTAATATCAATTTGTGGGCCTTGTGCACGTTGGCCTTGTCCGTTTTGATTACTTATTGTTTTTTTCATTGGTATAATTTATTAGTATAATTCATTTATAATTTTAACAAACATTGACATTATATTTATTTCTTTATCTACTACAAAAGAATCTTGATATTGAGCTTCTGCGATAATAAGAATAACACCTGCAAGGTGTCCGGTCGCAAACGAATCTAAATTATCATATAAATGTCGATACAGTGGAGTATATTGACCAACTGCTGAATCTGCCAACAGCTGTCGAATAGAAGTAAATAATTGTTTCTTATCTGTTTTATTAGATAACAACTCAATAACTTTGTCCATGTAATTAGCTTCGATTAAAGATTGTTTATCTATTGTCAATGCCCCGTTTACTACTTGTCGTTGGCATGAATTAAGTATTCGTCGAATGTCGGGATATCCAGCATTGATTATCGAAACCAAATCTTCAGGCCTTGATGTCACTCCTTCTTGCTGCAATATTGAATTAACTCGAATAGCAACTTCCTTTTTCGAAGGCGGGGTGATTGCAAATACTTGACACCGTGATTGAATAGGATCAATTATTTTTTCAACATAATTACAAGTTAAAATAAATCTTGTAGTCTTTGAAAACGTTTCCATTAAATTGCGAAGCGCTGCTTGAGCATTTGGGGTCAAGTAGTCAGCTTCATCTAAGATAATTAATTTCCATTGACGAAACCCAATTGTGCTAGCAAAACTTTTAATTTTCTCTCTAACCGTATCTACATTGTTTTCATCTGACGCATTAATATACATCAAATCACAATCTATATTTGTTGCTATTAGTTTAGCTAGAGTAGTTTTGCCAGTACCTGCAGTTCCATAAAATAATAAATGCGGTACATCACCACTTTCTAAATAGATTTTTACCTTTTCTATAATTTGATGATTGCCAACGTAACCATCTAAGTTTGTAGGTCTATACTTTTCTACATACAATGTATGTTCATTATTTCCAAACATATTATTTTGTCGTATTTAAGATTCTAATTATTGAACTCATCATAGTAATTGCAGAATTAATTTCCGCGTCAGGCTTTCGATCATAATGCTGTTGCATACTGTTTTGTATCTGTATTGCATGCTGCAATATAAACGCAGGGTCAATGATTATTTCTTTTTTCTTTTTAATTATTCTAGTAGTCATTATTTATGATATTGTTAATTTTACTAAATAGTACGTTGCAGAGTATTCAGCGCTTTCAAAATGTACTTTTGCTAATCCTTTAGAAGACACTTCTAAAGTGCCAGGAGTGTCAGCATTAGCATTTAAAATTTCTTTAAATAATTTAGCCGAAAAACAAACAGTATCCATTTGTACTTGATCTTTAGTAACCGCATCAAACACAATACGATTAGTATTTACGCTTGAATGATTAATAATAATTTTAGTATCAGTACCGTTAGATGTAACACCGAAATTATCTGACTCTGGTAACGCATTTGCAGCTTTCTTAAAATTGCTAGAAAACTCTTTATTTAATTCAATTTTAACATCGAAGTTAGGAAGAGTTTTTAAATTAGGAACTTGACGAATAACAGATAAGTCAGCTAACATGTAAGTTACATTAGTGCCTGAATCTTTAAAATTCATTGCATAGATTTTTTTGTCTACTTCGCCGAAAGTTAATTCCATTTTTTCATCAATCGCAGATAACATTTTTATTAATTGTGAAGTTGCATAAACTCCTAATTCTGCGTTTGGCACATCGAAATCATTAAGTATAACTTCTCCGATTACATTTTGATCCATACTAATAAAATTAGTGGACAATTTTTTATCTGCAACTATTAGTTTTGCAGAGTCAGTATTGCCGGCAAGATGATAGCGTTGGACAAAACTTATAAAATTTGATTTTTTCATGATTGGTTTTTAATTATTAAATTTAATATTCAAGATTTTGTTGAATTTGTTTAGTGTCTTCTACAGCTATAACTATAGCTGCTTCTGTGGTCATTAACATTGATGCTACTGATGCCGCATTTTGTAATGCTACTCGAGTTACTTTTGCAGGATCAATAATTCCAGCAGCAATCATATATTCAAATTCTCCAGTACGAGCATTATATCCAAAGTCATTAATTCCATTTTGTACTTCTTTAATTATAATAGAGCCTTCTACACCAGCATTTGCACAAATCTGACGCAATGGAGCTTCAAGTGCTTTACGTATAATTTGAATTCCTACTGCCTCGTCTTCTGAATCGCCTATGAAATTATTTAACGATTTAATAGTTCTAATTAAAGCAACTCCGCCTCCGGCAATAATTCCTTCTTCTAATGCTGCTCTAGTTGCATGTAATGCATCGTCAACACGATCTTTCTTTTCTTTCATCTCTACTTCCGATCCAGCACCTATGTATAATATAGCAACTCCGCCAGTTAATTTAGCTAAACGATCTTGCAATTTTTCTTTTTCAAAATCAGATTTACTTAAATCAAGCTGAGCTTTGATTTGTGTTATTCGCTCTACAATAAATTCTTTTTCTCCAGCTCCGTCAACAATTATACAAGTGTCTTTTGACACTACAACTTTCGCAGCTTCGCCTAAATGTCCTAATTCAGCATTTTCTAATTTATATCCAGCGTCTTCAAATAAAACAGTGCCGCCTGTTAAAATTGCAATGTCTTGAAGCATATCTTTTTTCTTGTCACCAAACCCAGGAGCTTTTACTGCACATACTTTTAATCCAGCTCTCACTCTATTAACTACTAACGTAGCCAGCGCTTCTTGATCAACATCTTCGGCTATAATTAAAAGTGGTTTACTTGTAGCCACTGCTTTTTCTAAAATAGGTAAAAGGTCAGTCATTAAACTAATCTTTTTATCATAAATTAAAATCAATGGATTTTCCATTTCACATTCCATCTTTTCTGGATTAGTAATAAAATAAGGAGATAGATATCCTCTATCAAATTGAAGCCCTTCAACGGTCTTTAATTCTGTTTCCATACCTTTAGCTTCTTCAACGGTAAT